CACCGCCGCAGTTCCAGCGCCATCAAGCAGCAATTTCTTGTCGCCAATTTGAATCAGCTTTCCAGAAATATACTGCTCGCCTTTGTTTTCGTAATCAAGCAGCACTCCGATTCGACTAGTGTCTGCCGTAGTCTGTACGCTCGCGCCCGTCGAGGTGCTATACGCCCCAGCCGTGTAAGTTCTGCGCGTCACTGTCTGCCCGAATTTTGTCAGCAGCCTTGTTGCTGTAGCTTGAGCCTTGGCGTAGTCAAAACTCACTTTCGCACAACCCGCATCTGGATAGACGAGCCGCCATTCGCAAACATTGCCGACAGCATAGCATCGACAGACGCATATCGAATTTCTTGATTGCTGTACTTGTCGTAAGTGACCGCCAGCGGCCCCACGGACTCGCTGGTGACCATTTGGCTTTGATCTGATAGTAGTGTGGCGGTCGCCGCCTTCAGCGCCAGCTCCGCGCAAGCGTTGGCTACCAGCACCGGCACAGCGTCATTCGGGTAGTAGGTAGCAATGTAGTCGACGTCTTCCATTGGCACCCAAGAGCGGGGCCATGAAAGCGACTGCGTGCTCGTTACTCGATAGCCAGCCCAGCGATTGCGGTACGCTTGTTCCATGTAATCGGTTGCGCGTCTCAGGCATTGCTCCCGAATCGTGTCAGAGGCGAGCGCGGCCCAAGCAGCATTGCCTCGCGCAGCGTGATAAGTCGTTGCGTCTGCTACGCTGACAAAAGATTCGGCGTTAGTTTTGCCGGTGCCATCTTCGACGATTAAAGCCATTGGAGTGTCCTGCTTGGGTGATCGTGGAAGCCCCCTGACCCCGATTGACTCGGAGGCAGGGGGCTTGGGCTATCAACCGAGCAGCAGAGCGGTGTGCTCGGGCTTAATCAGCTTCACGCCCCAAGCCAAAGCGATCTCGTAGCGCACTTTGCGATAGCCGGGATATACCGCGACCTCGAAAGTCAGGCCAGAGCGCGGGTCAGTAACGGCAGACACGTCAATCGCCATGTCGCCTTCGACGGGGCGCTCGGGCAGGCGGGTAGCCAGCACGATTGCGCTTCTGTTGAAAGCCATGTTACGGGCAGAGGTCGCCACTTTGGTGATCGCCACTGTGCCGGTCGCGGCGGTCGCAGTACGCAGGCCGGGAGCCTGAATAGTGATCGAGCCAGCAGCAACGGCTTGAATGACGTACTTATGTACGTCTGATTCGTGCGCCAGAGTGATAATGTCACCAGCGGCAAGGCCAGCGGTGTAATCCGCAGTCGCTACCAGAACCGTTGCGCCAACAGCTCGCACAGCAGAGGTCAGAGTACCAGAAGAGAAACTGCCCGCAGTCTGAGTGACGATCTGACCCGACTCGCGCAGCATCATCCCGGCAGTTGTCAGGAACACACCTTGGCGCATGATACTGTCGTCAGCAGACACGGCATAGTTACCCTGCAAGCCGAGGAACTTCGCGCCCGCTGTGGTGTTCATGACCAGATGGTTATCGCTGACCGGAGCACCATTGTCCTTGAGGATTTTCAGCGCATTCGTGGCATCGGTAAAGTTGCCAGAAGTGCCGAAAGGAGTGGTTGCAGCAGCGCCAGTTGCGCGGCTGAATTGGCTCTGCAAAGCGGCCAGATCTGTCTCGACCTCATTCACAGCAGCCCGCATCGCCTGCATCATCTGGTTGTTGCGAATGTCAGGGTAGCCGGGACCAGAATTCAGGCCGCGCTGTTCTTCGCCATCCCAAGAGAACGGCCATGCGCGGTACTTGCTGATCGTAATCGCGGAATTGCCGACCGCCTGATCAGCTTCTGCTGGTACTGCCATCGCGGGTGTAATATCACCACCGGCAGTGTTGGCGGCAGTAATCGGGACGTACACGGTCTGGTTTTTGGCAACGCGATCAACGCGAGCATCCATCGTCACAGCGGGAATCAGGCCTGTTAATTCGCGGGAAACGATATCCAGCGAAGCGTACAGATTCGGGAGCATATTAGTCAAAGTATTTGTAGTCATAGGGCACCTGTTCGATTATTTGATAAGAGGTTTTATTCCTATCGGCTCAACCGAACGGATGCAATGGCCCAGCCACTGTTCAAGCAACTCCGACAGCATAACAAAGCTGCCGGAGTTTTGCAAAATTGTCAATCGTTGGTCAGCGTTCCGCCTTTCTTGGCGAATTCAGACTTTTGTCCAGAGGATAGTGCTTCAAAGGCAGACCGGCTCATCTTCATGCCGTCGCTGCTCTTGCCACCGCCCCCGTTCGCATTGCCGCCTGAGTTGTTCGGGGCGGAAACGAAATGCTTTCCCTCCTCGCCAGCCGCCCATTCCTTGACCGCTGTCGCCAAATCTTTATCGCCAATCTTGGCAATTCGCTTGTCACCATCGGCCACTATTGCGGCGCTTCCCTTGAGCAGCGCCTGTGCTGCTTTGAGAAATTGCGGGTTGGTGATGCCAGCTTTTGAAAGCTCTGCCGTCAGCCCGTTCTCGATCAGCAGGGTCTGCGTAAACCCGGATTCTTTCCTGAGAGCTTCAGCGGCATCCTCCGCTGCTTTTTGGAATCCTTTTCCATCCTTTGAAAGTCTGGCATTGTCTGCCATCAGCGTTTCAATTTGCGTTTCGAGCTTTTCCATATCCGCCGGGTCAATCGCTTTGCCGACTTTCAGCTTGCGTACTTCCGAGATCAATTCAGCGTTTTTATCTTTGAGACCGCTGATAACTTCATCAATGTACTCTTGTAGTTCTGGTGTAATTTCAGGCTTTGCCATAGTGTTTGCGCCTCCAGCGCGTGTTTTGGGTCACAGACCCTATTGGTATTTGTCTTGCAACTGCTTCAGAGACAGAGGCGAACCCCTGCCGTTTACCACATCGGACAGCGTGATCTTGCCGCTTGTGTAAAGCTCGGCCCGACCCCGGCCCAATATTTCTACTTGCTTCTCTTCCGACTGCCTACCAAGCCAATCCGAAAATGTAGTCTTCGCTGCCACTGGTCCACCACCTGCGGCCCTACCCCCTCCCGGCTCGCCGGTTGTCACGCGCCCGATCAGCAGGCACCGGCAGTTTATGTGCTTGGGGTACGTCGGGAACGGCTGGCTGTGGTCAATCGGCGTCTTGTCTTTATTCCACTCCAGCCCATCGAGCGGGGCGCAGATCAGGCACGTGTGGGTGTCCAGAGTAGCGAGCGCCCGGTATCGCTTGATAATGTCATCGTTGGCCTCGTATACGGCCATTCTAGCATCGTTCGCCACGGTGGACACGGAAGTATGCACCAGCGCCCTCGCGCCTTCCTTGGACGTCTCCAGCACGCCTAAAGCACGCTGTGTGATCTGGCCCATAGTTTCAGAGGCGGCAATGCCTTGGCGAACCTGCTGTGCGAATTTAAAAGCGGCGTCAGAAGATTGCCGAGACCACCACTCGCTCGATGGCGCTCCGAGAATCATGGCGTTGCTCACTGCCCGCTCGATCACCTCGGCGGATGGCAGCACCGCTGAAACGCCAAGCGATACAGCCGTCACTCTTGATGCGACGCTGGCAATGCCGAGCGATGCTTCCTGTGCCACAACTGCGGCTTGCCCGTAATAGTCGGCAATGGTGCGCTTGATCTGCAAAAGCTGGCTTTCAATTCTCGCCTTTCGCCATTGCGTGTAATTCGCGCCAGCAACCTCGGCCAAAAGCTCGCGCTGTAATCGTTTCAGCACAGCGATGACGTCGGCCTGTGCCGATACCGCTACCCGCTGAATATCGAGCTGAAGCTCGATTGCCTTGTCGATAGCTGCTGTCACACGGCCCCCATGCCAGCAGGTGCAGAGTTAATGCGCTCCTGCTCCTCCTCAAAAGTCACGCTGTCCGAGATAATCTCGCCGCGCTGTAGGTTATCGAAAAGCGTGTACTGTGAAATCGCGCCAGCTTGCCAGCTTGACACCAGCGCGGTCAGCTCCTGCGCGGATAAGCCGACCGGCAGAAAGTCCGTGCTGATCTGGTATTTTATCTCGCCGCTCTGCCCCGCCCAATCGCTGAAAATGCGAAGGCACCGGGTCATCGTTGCGCTGACTACCTGCGACATTGAGGCAAGCTGTGATTGCTCGCCGGAAGATCGCTGTTGCAGTGCAACTCCTGACTCCGCACTCGACTGCTGCTGCTCAAGCATTCGTGCGCCAAGCACTGCCATCTGCTTTTCTTTCATCATCAGGTTTTTCTGCAATGCCTCAAAATTTCCGGTTACCTCCGCATAGTCCATCTTTGCATTCGGGTCCGGGAAGCACAGCGCAGAGGTGCCACCAACTCCGAGACTTTCCTTGATGCCAGACTCACCCACGCTTGGCGAATAGCCGGAGATGTATGGCGTCGGCAATCCTTGGAAATGACAGCCGTGCTCCCAATCGGCGGACACCCCGTAGTGGTGCAAATTCATTGTCATCAGGTCTAGCAGGGGAGGCGTTTCAACCTCATCGCCAGTTCCGTCCACGCCAAAGAACACAAACGGGATTGAGTACAATGCCGCGCCGTTCATTACCGGGTAGATTTCCGAGCCTTCGACAAGCTCATCCTCGCCGCGAAGGTTTATTCTAAAAACGCGCTGCCTGTAGCCAAGCGGCGTGAGATCAAGAACGCGATACCTGTCTTCATGGTCCTGAGAGAATTCAGTGTCGCCAATATACGCTTCCTCTTTCAAAACAATCAGCGTGTATTGCATCGAATTGTTTATGCGCTGGCGCTTCCAGTTGATGATATCGGTCGCTTCGTATTTTGCCATTCTCGGCCTCAGCCCTTGAGCCTGCGCCTGCGCCACTGTAATCGGGCGACCGTCTGCGTTGACCGGCATTGGCGGGTAGTCAATCAGAACGCCGCATCGACCAGTGCTTAAAAGCTCCTCGCAGATTTCCTGCGTAAAAGTGTCAATGCCGGTGCCCGCCATATCCACGTCGTCCATGTAGTCGACAACACCGGGCGGAATAGGATTCAGCACTGGCGCTTTTCTAAAAAGCATTCCTTTCAGCCCTGAAATTGTTTTCCAGTAGGCATTAAAAAAAGGCGTGCGATTCTTTCGCGCATCATATTCAGCCTTGGTCTCGCCGCTTAATTTTGGCAGGTATTTTACGCCGCCTTCGTGTATTTCGTATTCCCCTTCAGCCGCATCATCGCAGGCTTTCCAGATTTCGAGAGTTTCGCTGTAGTCGGGGTGCTGTGTTCTTACGCCGTTGGTCGCCATGTTTAAATTCCTGATAGACTTGCGCGAATCATTGGCCGCTGGATTGGGAATCGACGGCTTATGAAATATCTCATGCCGTCCGTCCAATCATCGAGGCTTGGGTGAGTGTTAAACTTTTCCGGGTCGCCGTTCTTGTCGTAGCCCTGCGACTCAATCGCGGCGGCTAAATTCGGGCACTTATCTGTATTCATAAACATTGAATCGTGAGACAGCAAAGCGTTCACTGCGTTCACGCTATCCCGAATCGCCGGGTTAGCAGCGGGGCAGTCGATTGAAAGCCCAGCGTCGCGCAGTAATTGAATATCCGTTTTGCTCGCGTTCGTGCTGCCCGAGTTACCCGAGGCGTCAGGGTAAATTGTCAGCGTTCTGCCAGCTTTCTTGAACGCTTGCACCTTTGCGATAAAGTCCCGCGTGTCGTGGCTGATAAACTCGTCGACCGCAATCGGCTTGTTGTTCTCCGTGAGCCATACTGTAGCGCAAGTCCCGCCAATGTTAAAGTCCAGCCCGATGTGCAAATAATTGTCGCTCTCGGTGATCTCTCGCGCCCTGTGGTGCTTCGCCCTGCTGAAAAAATGGTAGACCTTGTTGCGCGAAAGGCTGACGAACTCTCCGCTGAGATACATATCGGCAAGCAGCGGGTCGTAGTTTGAGCGTATCTGCTCGATGTAACCATCCGGCAAGTATGGATTGCTGGCCGTTGGCGCTTTAATAATTCTGTACCCTTGCGCGGGATTCTTGACCCACTTTGCGTAGGTGAAGCCAGCGTAGCCGTGGTCTGGCGTGGTCACGTTGCCGATGCTGTTCTTGCCCTTGCATCGCTGCCGGTTTCGCTCCGAGACTTTGCGCCAGACGATTTCCGCCTTGTCTTTCGGCAGCGTGTCCAGCTCGTCCACAATCGAGTGCGCCACCTCGTATGACACGATACGCGCCGGGTTATCGTATGACCGGAAGATAATATCGCCATACCCTTCGAGATCAATCGACCAAGTGGACTTGTTCGTTTTATACGGCACGTTCAGCTTTTCCAGCAGCTCTTCCGTGCCGGGTACAGCGCGAAGCCGCAACAGGTCATACGTCGGCATATAGTGTGCGGTGTTGATAGCAGGCTCCGCCAGCATTTTAAGCACAAGCCGGGTGCTGCCCGCCATAGTCTTTCCGCTGCCAAGCCCGCCGACAAGCGCCGGGAAGGTATCCTCGCAGAATGTAAATTCTTCCTGTGGCTCGGTCAGCGCAAGCTGCATTATTCAGCGGCCTCGTCTTTTGGCTTCACCGACCGGATGATCTCGATCACTCGATCAGCAGCATCGCCGGGAAGCTCCTCTCGATCATTCTCGCGCCAGCCCATGCGGGTCTTAGCCCAGAACATCGAGCCGCGCAAGCAGTCCGAATAGGTCGCACCCTTGCTCAGTGCAGCGCCGCTTGCGGCCTCGAAAAGAAACTTTCCGACCGCTGCGCTGGCTTTTACTGCGGCCTCGTCCATTTCCTTGCGGTAATACTTCGCCATAGTCTTGTCGTCAATCCCGACGTAACGAGCAATCTCCTTGACGGGTATGCCGTAGGATTTGAGCGCGATTATCTCGGCGCGAATCTTTTCGGTTGGCTCATGAGGGGCGCGGGACATTATTTTACTCCAAGCCATTGCTGGCAAACTGCGCGCGCCACAACTTCTGTCATTTTTGGTGGCACGCTCATGCCTATCATGTATTTGCCGATTTTGTCGCTTTTGGCTTGATAATCGTCCGGGAAACTGCCGAGGCGTTTCCATTCGCGGAAAGTTAGTTTGCGGCATTCTTTCCAATGTTTAAACATATCAGTCGCCGTTAATGTATTAGATGGAATGTCCTCATTTAGTTTTTTTGTAGAAAACCCTGTTGGCTTGCCTGTTTCCCTTAATGCTGCAACACCATAATCCGAGCCCGGTTTAGTTTTTGGCCACCATTTCAAATCATTCAAAGCTGGCTTTGTTTCTTCAATTTCTTCTTTTGTTAAAACCTGCAAATCAGCAGTAGCTTCTCCGACACTTATCCATCTGTGCTGCGGCAATAACTTCAGCGGAGGCATATCAATATCATTGCGAACAGCGCAAAAGAAAACCCGCTCACGGCGCTGCGGGACGCCACAGTCGGCGCCATTAACAAGAAAAACCTGCGGCCGGTAGCCGATCTCTTTAAATCGCTGCATTATCAATTTGGTGTATCCCTTAGCATTGCCGATCAGCATACCTTTGACGTTTTCTGCAATGGCAACCTTTGGCTTCAGTCGATCAACCAAATCAAGGTAATCAAAGAAAAGGTCAGACAGCACCTGCTTTGCCTGTCCTTCACGAAAGTGCTTGTCTTTGCCCCATGCTTTTTCACGACTTCCAGCCATGCTGAAAGTGCTGCAAGGCGGTGAGCCGTCCAGAATATCCAGCTCAAACAATTCAGGCGGCAAGTCTGCGGTCAGCAAATCACCAATGGGACAAAGAAAATAATGCTTTGGATTGTGATTTGCTTTGTAATGCCATGCCATTTCAGGGTCTATGTCGTTTGCGGCAATCACTTCGCACCCGGCGCGCTTGTAGCCCATTGTTGACCCGCCCCCACATGAAAAAGTGGACATAACTTTTAATCCGTTTTGTGGCACAGATTTAAGGTCTGACAAGTTCCAAGCACATTCCGGTTTTTTAATCATTGAATTCAAATCCACATTTCGGGCATTGATGATCTGACTCAAATCCATCCACATCAATTTCTTGTGTTTTGCTTTCTTGCGGCTCTCGAACTCCATCATCAAAAATGTTGGCAAGCTCAAACTGTGCAAACCCCGTCAACTCCAGATCAAAGCCCAACGCGCCAAGATCATCAAACTCCACCCGCAGCATTTCCTCGTCCCAGCCCGCATCAAGCGCCAGCCTATTATCGGCAATGACGTATGCCCGCCTTTGAGCGTCGGTAAGGTGACTTGCCTCGATAACAGGTAGCTCAAGCAGGCCCAGCTTTTGCGCGGCCATGACGCGCCCGTGGCCAGCCACAATGCCGCTGGCGCCGTCGATGATGACCGGATTGAGAAAGCCGAATTCTTTGATGCTGGCAGCAATTTTTGAAATCTGCTGTTCGGAGTGCGTGCGGGAGTTTCGAGCGTAGGGAATCAGGCTGTCTGTCTTGACGGTTTTATATATCGGAAATTGCGTTTTCACATTGACCCCCGGCCAGTATGATTATGCCCCCACAAGGAGCGTTGACGCCCTGCCAGCGGCACTCGGTGCTGCGGCGGGGCGCATTCAATGCACTAATATTACAGCAAACTTTCGGCTTTAGCGACCAGTACTGCCAAAGCCGCCCGCTCCGCGCTCTGTGCTGGTCAAGGCGTCGACTTCTACAAGTTCGGTATGTAGGTATGGCATGACGACCAACTGCGCTACAGCGTTGCCTCTGCGTATATACTGCCCTCCATTGCCAGCAGTGTAAGTCAGGCACAGCTTGATCTCGCCCCGGTAGTCAGAGTCTATCACCCCTACGCCGTTCGCCAGTGCCACACCAGCTTTACCCACGCTTGAGCGTATGCAGACCATCCCGACGTGGTTAGCAGGTATCTCAACTGCGATACCAGTGCCGAGCATGACTGATGCGCCGGATGACACCAGTACATCGGCGTCAGCGTACAGGTCAAGCCCTGCCGAGTTCGGAGTCCCGCGCGTTGGGGTGATGGCACTGGTTGTGAGCTTTGTGAATTTCATCATAGCCGCTCCTGCGCTGCGCTCTCGCCTGCCAGCGCAAAGTACGCTGCACCATCCTCGTAGGAATCCGCACGATACCTGCCCTGCTGTGCCCGTACCATTTTTAGGCAGGTCATGAACAGCCAGCCCTGCTCGTCAGTCAATCCGTGCTCAGTCAGGGTATTGAACATGGCAACAGTCTTGCCGATGCTTCTTTCGCCACCCTGCTGGTCGTATGTTGCCGCACGGTCTTGCATGTGCTTTGCAGCGGCTTGGAGTATGTCGTGCGCCTTGGGCGGGCAGCTCTCCTTCAGTTGAGGTGCCGCAGGCGGGGCCGTGTTGTCAGTTAAGTACCCCGTTGTGTGCTTGTAACACAGACCACTGTACGGTAGAGCCTCTGCCGTACAGCTTTTAGCTTTACAATGCTGATTCATTTCTCTGCTCCTTTTATGCCGTTCCTGCAAATCCCCATCGGAGAGAGTGTCATCCCAGAAGCCCCCCGCGCAACCTCGGTGATCTTTTTACCGGGCGTGGCGAGAAACCTCGCTATTTTGTCGGCAAGTATTGCCGGGTCAGCTTTTTTTGTTTGTGTCGTCGTTTCCGACAATTTTCTAAAATAGTCTTTTGAGTGCATTGTATAGTCCTCGTCAAATTTCATTTCACACCTTTGTAAAAGATATGGCCGTTAATAGTCGCCACGACATTCTCGCTTTGCGCCCAGAACGGGCGAGATTCAATCCTGTGATAATGCGTGGCCCCGCCCGTTGGGTCTGGCAAAAAGTTTACTGCTGTCAAAATCGTAATTATGATTGCTCTGGCATACGCCTGCTCATCATAAATATCCTCCCGCTTTCCATCACACATAAAGCTGAACTGGCATTTTCTTCTTCTCTGCTCGTCCTCATGCACGACCTCGCAATTTGTTGCCGGGTAGCCATCTGAAGCGGTGCGGTTATAAATAACCCACGCCACTGCTGCTTGGCCCTCAATCGGTTCGCTCCGGGCCTCGAAATAAATTGCTGATGCTACGCAAAGTATGGCGGAAATCATGATTGCCCCTTGTCGATGATGGCGCGGAGCTCCGCACGAAGTCGCTTTATCTCAGCCCGGTAGACCTTTTTATTGTGCATCTCGGCTTTAAGCTCTAAGCAGGTTCGCCAGTCGGACGATTCCCATCCTTCCGGGGGCTGTGTCATAAAATCACCCGGGCCGCGCAAATCCAAATCATCGAAAGTCCATTCATCCGATGATGCAACCGGCTTAATCCACTTCTCTAGCTGTTCAGTGTTCATCCTTCCACTCCTGTGATGCGGCGAGCATGGCTTTGTACAGCTCGCGGCAAGTGTGCTCTCCCGAGCCGGGAAAAAGTGCATCAATCATTGCGTCAGTAGGCTCCACCGGCACTATCCTGTGGGTGTCGGGGAGAGCGTAGACAAGACCTGTCCCCGCGCAAGCAGGGCAGTAATTTTTCCTCGCCTTATCACTTTCTGCGCTAAAGCCCCAAGGCTCGCAGACTGTGCATTCTGTCGGCTTAATCTCGATCATTCTGTGCGCTCCTTGTGGGCTACCTTGCCGCCGCATTGGTGGCAATAATGCACGTTGTTTTCTTCAGGGCCGTCATCGATAAATTGCCACTTAGCCCCACACGATGTATCCCATGAGTCTTCGTCGGTGTCTTGCTCCCATACGCATTCAGGCACTGCCGCCTGCGCCCCTGAATACAAAGCCATCCCAACAGGCAGCAACTGCGCCCGGTCTATCGGCTCGATTACGCAATGGCCTCCGTGATAGCCGGTTACTGCTGCGACCGGCTCATCACGCGAGGCGATGGCGGCTTTCATTTCATCCAGCAAATATATGGCCTGCCTGCACCGCTCTGCGTGATCGTGATAAGCCTCCCCAAAATTCCTCACCATCGCCTCGTAATATTTAAAGTTTTCAAGCAGAGTTGCGCGAATCGGATCAGATAAAGTGCTCATTGCTTTTGCTCCTGTGATGCGGGCAGCAACCGGCTTAATCTCGCTCATTCTGTGCGCTCCTTGTGGGTGAGGATTGATTGCAATTTGCCTTGTAGCATCTGCAATTGTGTTCGGCTTGCATCGACAAGACATTTGCACTGCCCGTTCGTGCCCATTCCTATCTGCTTCCCCCGGACTATACACCCGTGGTTCGAGCAACCGAGCCATCCGTTGAACAGTAATGATCTCATGTCTCCAGGCACTGCCGCCTGTGGGCTGGCTTCCGCGCAACCATCGCTCACAAGACAGTTTGCACAGCACCCGATAGCATCCATGAACCCGTGCCCGTAGCTTCCGACCGGGAACTGATCGCCGCAAGCGCAAGAGACTAACTCCCCCTCACGCGAGGCGATGGCGGCTTTCAATCGCTCAATCTCTGTGGCTGCTTCAATCATTTGCTTCCCGCAAACGCTACGCTCAAAGGAATCGCCGTTAATCGCATCCATGCCAACGCTCGCCCGCAGTCTTCTCTCGATTGTGCTCATTTCCCCTGCTCCTGTGAGGCGGCAAGCATGGATTTGTAACGCAATTCGTCCACTATCCTGCCTCCTATCGTGTTATCCACCGGCCACGGCATAGGCTTCATGTCTTGCGGTGCCATCTGCATCGCCTTCAGCATTGCCTCAGTAGGCTCCACCGGCACCAGCACCTTGCCTGCGAACAGGGCGCGGATTTTGTAGGATGAAATAACGTAATCGCCATTGGAAAACTCTGCTGCCAAATCCTCATTATGGTTAATCCACTTCTCCAACTGTTCAGCGGTCATAAAAACACCTCGTCAATTTCAAAGATTTAATTTTTGTTTCGCTTTTCATTTTGCATCCTCGCTGGCTAATACTTTGTCGCACAGCTTTATGACGTCAGCCGGGACAAGAGCACCCGGAACACTCGCCCATGTTCTTATGACTTTTATGGTGCGGATAAGGTCGTCGTGCTTTTGGTTTGGTTTGGTCATGGTTGCACCCCTTGCGCTTTTGCGATTTCAAAATAAATTGCAGCATCAAACTCATCGCGCAAGCTCATTCCCCACCCTCCTGCGCCGTGCCAACAATTCCCGAGTTTATTCTGATGTTGCCATCCAGCGACTGAAGCAAAAGCCACTCAAGCAGGTCAGTAACTCGGATAACCAATGGCGCGGATAGCTGTGTGCTGGTCGGAAATGATTTCTGATCTATCAGTTCTTGCAGTGTCAAAAGTTTCATTTGATAGCATCCCACTCTAAGGTTTTTTTGTAAGGCACGTCCGACAAGCGACGATATGAGTCCGGCTGTTCGGTTGCCGTGTACGGGTGCCGGTAACCCGCCTCACTGTCGATGATCGCCTGCATCGGGTGCGGCGTGTCGGATATCCGCTTCATGTCACTGCCAAAGAATCTCAGCATCGCACACCTCTGAAAAAATACTCGGGTGCTTCTGGCGAGTCTGGCCCGTCACAATCCGTCTCAAGCTCATCGAGCGCCTTTTCGATCAAGCCGTGTATTTCTCTATCCGCCGAGGCGGACAGCATATGCGCTGGCAGCTCCTCGTAAACCTTTCCCTTGCTGTCGAGCACATAGAGGCAAGTCAAATCCCAATCGCCGTCTGCGTAGGTGTCGATCTCCGCGCCGAGGTCGATGCTGTAGAAAGTGATTTTAATCATGGCAGCACCACCAGTATTCCGATCAGCACTGCCAGCAGGCAGCAGCCGAGCATTGCGAAGAATTCTTTCATGCTGACACCTCGCAAGCTGACAGGTTTTTGGTCAGGCCGACTTGCTGCTTGGCAAAGTAGCCTACCGAATACTCCTGACGCTTTGCACCAGTGCGGCTGGCGTAGCCGCTTGCGCCATTGCCATCGATGTCGACGATCTCGGTGATGGTTACCCGCTTGTCGCTGATTTTGTCAGCCTTGGCGGTTATGCTGACACTGCGCCATCCAGCGTTGGTTTTTACTGCTGATTCGTATTTTATAATCATTTTAATTTTCCTTGGTTGTGTGGCCGTCCGTGGCCGGGGTTGTTGGTTATGCGGCTTTCTTTGCTGGCTTGCCGGTCTTTGTCAGCCCGGACTGGTAGATCAGAGCTGCATCTAGTTTTTGCTTCAGTTGCTCTGTGTCTCGCGCAGCGGGCAGTTTTCTGCCGACGCTTAGGCTCAATTCGTGACCGGCGAAGCTCAGTCCGATTCCGGGGATTGTTACGCCGTCAACTATCATGCTGCTGGTGCTTTGTCCGACCACCATTACTTCGCGCCACTTGTTAGGGGATGAGATCGAAGCCCCTGAGGTCCAGACAAGCATTCCGGCTTTTATCTGCTCTGCCGGTGTTTCCATCGATCTGAAGAAGAACGCGCTTGCCGCTGCTCCGCGCTTGGTGATCGTCACCTTTGCGCCTCTGCACTTAAAGCACCTTGTTCCGGTCATCATATTGAAGCTGTAGTTTCCAGTTCCGTTGCATCGTGAGCAGGCTTCTGTTTCAAATCTGGACATTTTGGCTTTCCCTTTTGTCTCCGCTTAATTGCGGCCATGTGTGTACAATAGCCCAACTGTTTTACATTGTAAACAACTATTTTGCACTATCTTGATCTTTTTTAGCGAAGCACCCCAGAATGACCACCCCGAACAGCTCGGCCTTGTTCTTGTGCCAGTTCGTCAGGGTTTGGCGGCTGACGCCGGTCATGCGGGAAACGTCCGCCAGACTTTTGACGCCTGACGTTTTCGCCCATGCTGATGCTGTGCTTTTATCAATTCTCATAAATTTGCTCCGAGTCCGTTAATCACAAAAACTTCCACATCCACCGCCGCCGGGAGAATTCCCGACACCGCCAACCCATCTGGACCGTACAGCATCCAGCCCCGCACCGTGTTCTTGAGCGTGTAGACCTTGCCGCCTGCTACAATCTCCTGCCCGTCTGCGACGTGCCCCTTCATCGCCGTGAAGCCCTGCGCTGTTGTTCTCATCCCCATACCCTCTCGATCTCCTCGATGCAGATTCGCACCATGTCCTCTGTCGGCGTGGTCGGCGGGTTTGCGAACACCGACGCGATGCCGTCCGTGTCAACCCCGTAAAACCAGACATAGCCATCTTGCCGGATGGCCTCTATGTCGAGCTTTGGGAATCGCTTCCTGATCGCTTTGTTGACTTGCGCCATGTTTGCCATTATGGACAAACCTTGACCACAAAATAGCCTTCGACGTTCTGACCGATCAGGTGCTGCTTCAGCCACTTCTTCGCGTTCGTCAGAGTCATGCTGTACGGGGCGAAAATCTCGGTGCTGTGCCCTTCTTGGAAAGCCCAAGACCCGAAGCCTTTCGGCTTGCGGCCGTGGTTAAATTCGTATGAGGTGGTGCTGAATTCGAGTTGTAGTGACATTTTCATTTTCCTTGGTTTCGCCGTCCTTGGCGGTGGTTGTGGTCACATTCCGTGCTTTGCCATGTAGTTAGACGCAGACTTCTCAGCCGCTGCAAGCGACTTAAAGTGACGCGCGAAACCATGAATCACATTTTCTTGGCCGTCGCGGTCTATGCGAACAATCAGGGCGTAGACGCTGCCGTCTGAATACTTGTTGAATCGTGGCTGGTGATTGCTCATTTTCTTATCCCCTTTGACCCGCTTCATTGCTGGCATGGGAGTAATATAATCAAACTGTTTTACCTTGTAAACAACCATTTTACCTTTTTCATAATTATTGTAAGTGATTGATTTCTATATTAAAATTAACCGTCATTTTCCTTGGCCTTCTGGCTCCTGCCCCTGCCGCACATATGCCGCAGG